CAGAGATTTACAGACTGTTAATCTTAGTGTATCAAACATTATCGGTAATGTTGTTATCCAAGCAACATTAGCAAATCCAGCGTCAGTTGATAATCAATGGTTTGATGTATATGAGTTTAATGGTAGTGATAATCCAAATGCAAATGTCTATACTAACATCACCGGAAACTTTGTTTATATGAGAGCAAAGATTGTAGATTTCAATCAAGGTGGGGTTAATTACGTTAAGTTAAGTTATTAAGGAAAATAAAATGAGCACAGAACTCTTTAGAAAATACATTGATATAATAAATGAGGCACAAGAAGGTGGACCCGCTGACATACAACAAATAGCAGCAGGTATGAAATTTCTACCTACACACAAACAACCAAAACAATACAAATATGTAGAAGGTGGTGTACCAGGTAAGATGCCACCAATGACATATACTGTAACGACACAACAACAACCAGTTGTTACTGTTACCAGTGACGGTAAAGAAACACAAAACGTTGCTGAAGTAAATGATATAATTATGTCTGGTCCAAGCCAAGAAAATTATGTTGTTAAAGCAGCAAAGTTTCCTAAATTATATCAAGGTAAACTAGGTGACGTTGTTGTACCTGAACAGAGTCCAAGAATGGTAGCATTGTATACTGGACAACAACCAATTACATTTACTGCATCATGGGGTGAAAGCATGATACTGAAGCCAGGTGATTACCTAGTTAAAGATGGTGATAACTATTATCGTATTGCTAAAGTAGAATACGAACAAACATACAATCCACCTGGAAAATAATATGAAACTATTTGAAGGTGGAAATATTTGGGATGATGTAGAAACTAACTTTGATCCTTCACGTGTTGGTAAGCCACTAACTGCTACTACACAAAAATATTTAGACCCACTTAAAACTAAATTAGAAGTAATTGGTTCATGCTGGAAACCACGTTATGATGCCAATGGTGATGTTGTACCTTCTAATGATTTAGATTCAATGGTTGAGATGTCCGACTTGATGCATGTGTTTGGTACTAAAGATGCCAAGACTACACGCAAAGCATTAAACGATTACATGGAAAAGCAAGGATTAGAAACAAAACAAGCAGGGGTAACAGTACATACTAGAATCCCAATGGGCGATAAGTTTTATCAAGTTGATATCAAAGTAGTACCTAACGCATCTAAAGTAGCACAATATCATAGACATGATATACCAAAGGGTAGTCCATACAAGGGTGTTAACAAACAACTAGTAATGAATGCACTTGCAAGCAGTCAAGGTATGTTGTGGAGTCCCGATGAAGGACTATACAAACGTGACAATGCAGGTAAAAAAGCAGAATTATTAAGTGATGATTGGGATCAAATTGCAAAATACTTGTTAGGTCAAGGTGCATCTGGACAAGACTTAGGTAGTGTAGAATCTATTATGAATAAGATACCTGATCAAAAGCGTAAAGATGATATAATGAATATGGCACGTGCTGGACATAGTTGGCAACAAGCAACACCAAACGTAACTGAATGGTTCCGTCGTGCATTGGATATACTAAAATGAAACCAAGTGAAATACTAACCGAAGCCGCTGCACCTAAAGTAGGTCGCAAATATCAACACATTGAAGACCTTGTGTTAAGCGACGGTAGTCATGGTGGACTACACGCAGTTGAACGCCTCAAGCATATGGGTGAAGAAGGTGGTAGTATTGAATTGAAGTGGGACGGCATGCCAGTAGTATACTGGGGCCGTGATGAACAAGGCAACTTTGGTATGTTCCCAAAGAATGCTTGGCAATATTTAAAGAGTGGTAAGACAGAAACAAGTAGTGGTGCACCTACAGTAATGCGTAGCCCCAATGATGTTAAAGCATTTGTCATGGGCACTGGCAGTGGTGACCCTAAAAGTAGACAAAAGTTTGCCAATCAGTTTGCTAGTTTGTGGCCATACTTTGAAAAAATTAGTCCTAAGCAAGGTTACTTAGAAGGTGGATTACTATTCTATCCAGGTACTAAGCCTGATGGTTCTAGTGCTATGCCTGTATTAAATCGTGAAACAAACACATACGATTTCACACCCAACATTACAACGTTTCACATACCGGTTGATAGTGACTTAGGCAAGAAAATTGCTAAATCAAAAGTAATGGTAGCAGCAACTGGTTACTATCCATCAATGGGTAGTAGTGATGAACAACGATTACCTAATGCAGAAAGTTTAAGTGCACCTGGCGTTATTGTCCAAGGCACTACATATGTACAAGAACCAGTACCATTAGATAGTAAAGGCCTTGATAGCATGGAGAAGTTCATTAAATCAAATGCTAAACTAATTGACAACTATCTAGCCCCTAAGCCAGGATTAAGTAATCCAGGGGGAGAACTATATACTTACTTAAACAAACACTTGCGTACTGAAGGATTACTTGCTGACTTTCCTGATTGGGCTAGAGCAAATCTAAGTGCTAAGAAAGCAGAAACACTATTAAGTGATCCAAAAGGATTGAAAGCAACATTAGGTGCAGTTGAAGGACTAAGCAAGCAAAAGACTGTGTTGATTAATCAATTAAGTCAAGGTACACACGGCGGCATTAAACAGACTAAACCAGAAGGTTATGCACAAGCACATCCCGGTAAACAATTCAATTATGATATGCCAGGACAGTTTATTAAGACAATTGACCAGACTAACTGGAGTCCAAAAGAATCAGTAGTCAATGAAGCAAAAAGTGGTAAGAAGGTAGTGATAGGTTGGGGTCGTGGTATGGGACATACTGGACATGATACATTAGTACAGGCAGTAATACATCAAGCAGAAAGTACAGGTGCAACACCTTACTTTGTAGTATCACGCAGTTTTGGCAAAGATGATCCTATTCCACCTGAGACAAAACTAAAAATGTATCAGAAGAAATTCCCTAAGTATGCTAAGATGTTTAGTTTGCCACCTGAAGGTATGACTACATTGAATCAAGTATTAGCAGACTTAGCAACTAAAGGTGTAACTGATGTTACATTGATTGTAGGCGAGACAGAAAAAGATTCATTTGGTTATCTAACAAGACCAGACAAGTCAGGCAATCCACCCTATAAGAATTTTGGATTGAATAGTCTAACAGTAATGAGTAGACAAGATACCAAAGCACCTGGCAGTGATAAAAGTAAGCCTGACTACCATGAAGGACCTCGTGCTACACCAATGCGTGAAGTATTACTTGACCCTAACAAGACCGAACAAGAACAATTTGCAGTATGGCGTCAAGCAATGAGTCCTTCACTAAATGATAAAGAGGTACTAGATATGATGAATACTGCTAAACAGAATCTTGTTCAGTTTCACACACCAAAGCCTAGAAGAAAAGCAAGTAAGATAAAAGAACACATTGCTAAGATGCGTCCATTATTAAAAGAAGCAAGTGTTGAACAACAATACAAGATGCTTAAGTTGATGAAAGAGGCATATCAACAAATTGATAAAGGTGTGGCGGAAGGCTTGAATGAGGATGTAGGTGGTAATTATTTGTATCATGCTACCGGAGCAGATGGTCTTAAAGGAATGTTGTCGTCTGGCAGTATCCGTTCTGCAACTGGTCCGCAATCTGCTACAACAGCACAAACAACACTTCCTACAGTAAGTGTTACTCGTGATTGGAACTATGCCAGTGGTGGTGCTGGATCAAGCAATACCAGTGTCGGTCATGATGCTATATTGGTATTAGATAGAAATGCTGTTGAAAGTAATTTCAAAACATTAGGAACCAGCCAAAGTCAAGATGTACGTGGTCAGGCTTATACAAAAAAACAGCAAGTCAGTAGATATAATATGATGTCTAAGTATAAAACTGATGATCCTGAACAACAAAAAGACATAGATACCAGATTTCATGCTCCTAAAGCAGGTGGTGAATTTGAAGAAGCAGTAGTTGTTCCAAAAGGTTCATTACCCTTAAAGGGAACAATGGTTGGATTTTGGGTTAATCCTAAAAGTCAATTAACAAAAGACCCCGAAGTAATGAATGATCCTCGCAGATTAGAATTAGCACCTGGTGGAACAGGAAGATTTGTAAAGGCACAACAAACACAAGGTGTGGCGGAAGGCAAGGAAGATACTGTGAGTTTTAGAGAGATGGTCGATGTAGTTGACAAACATTATCCAAAATACTATGCTGAACTATCTGGCAGTAATATTTCTGATAAACAATTTGAACAAAAGATCACCAGTGCTTATAAGAAAATTATGCAGAAGCAAGGTGTGGCGGAAGCCTTTAGTATGCCATCTATGGCTGATATCAAAAGTAAGATACCGACTAAAGAGGGTGTAAAGAATTGGCTATTGAAATTAAAGAGTGGCTTGAGTCAAGAGGCAGGCGAATCAAAAGAAATGCTAGACGTTTATGCACGATACATGAACGGGTTCCCTGTCAGTAAAGAAGAAATGGATATTGCTAATCAGCAAATTAAAGATGTAGTAAGAATGTTAGGCTTAGGCGCTTATGCATTAATACCAGGACATGTAATAACTGCTCCTGTTATATTTGGATTGGCTAAAAAATATAATGTTAATTTATTCCCCAGTGCGTTTAAAGACCAAGTACATGAAAAAATGAAGATGGGTGCCACAATTGAACCCATTGAAGAAAGTGTTGATTACCTAGACGAAAAATAAAAATATTTCGTACCCCTCTACTTGATGTAAATAATTATATCTTAATAGAGGACCATATGGCAACAAGAAAACCCAAACCACCAAAAGAAGAATTAACTGTACCAGTAGAAATGGTACAAGAAATTGCTGATCAGGCAGCAGCAGAGCAAGCAGCAAAAACAGATGCTCCTGCTGAAGCGCCCGCTGCCGGACAAGTACAAGTAAATGTAGACTTTCTACGTACAACCAAAGTGCATATCGCTATGCCCTGTTATGGTGGTATGTTGACTGAATCAACATTTATGAGTTTCATCAAGTGGGCTAACACAGCCCGTCAATTGAACATTGACTGGACATTGGAAACAATGGTCAATGAATCACTTATTTCCCGCGCACGTAACACATTAACTGCTAAGTTCTTAGACATGCCAGACGCAACACACTTGTTCTTTGTTGACGCTGACATTGGTTGGGAGCCGTGGCATTTATTAGTATTGTTAAACCGTGACGTTGATGTTATCGGTGGATTGTACCCAATGAAGACTATGCCAATCAAGTGGGTAGTTAACGGCTTTGAAGGTGCTGAAGAAGGACCAGACGGATTACAAGAAGTATCTAAAGCAGGTACAGGTTTCTTGTTAATGAAGAAACATGTATTTGAGAAGATGAAATCTCATCCAGCAGTCAAGCAGTACAAGAACGATATTGGACTTGATCCAAAGTTTGACCAACACTTGAAAACATATTTTGACACAGCAGTTCGTCAAAATCGTTACTACAGTGAAGACTGGACATTCTGTGAAAACTGGCGTGACATGGGCGGTAAAATCTGGATGGACAAGCGTGTTCTATTGCGTCACAGTGGTAGTTATGTTTTCTGTATGGAAAATCAAGAACACTTGATGAATACAGTTGGACCTATGTTCTTAGAACGCCAACAAAGCATGGGATTGAAACTAGTTGACAAAGACGGCAACGAAGTTAAATCAGTCAAAGCAGCATAAAAGAAAGCCCCGAAAGGGGCTTTTTTTTGATAAATAAACAATGAACCTAAAAGAACTAAACAGTTTTAAATTAAGTGACGCAGTTACATTCCATGATAAACTTAACCCTAAGTTATGGAATGGGACTAAGTTGCGCCCAGAAGTCAGAGAACAATTACTAATAATAGCACAAGACTTTTTACAAGAATTAGGCGTAAACGATTTAGATGTAAAAGACATAACAATTTCAGGTAGTAACGCTGCATATAGTTATACAAAGCATAGTGATTTAGATTTACATATATTAGTAGACATGGGTAATTTACCTGTAGATGAAGTATATAGAGAATTATTTACTGCAAAGAAAACTATATACAATGACACACATGATATAAAGATTAATACCATTCCAGTAGAATTATATGTACAGGATAGTAGACAACCTGTAGTAAGTTTAGGTGAATATAGTGTATTGAATGACCAATGGATAAGAATACCTACTAAGCGTAGAAGTGATTTTGACCAAACCGCCACCAAAAGCAAGTATGAAAAG